TGAGTAGTGAACAGGATTTTTTGGTATCCCAGCTCTATCATAAACTCCAAATTGATTACCCCACCATTGTTCTTCAATTTTTCTAATTAAATACCCATCTCCAACTCCAGTAGCTGCAGGAGTTGTTGGAGCAGAATCTATTGTCCACGTAGTAGTTAAACCTGCAGGAGTATTAGTAACTTTTATTGCGAATAAAGGCGGATTTTCCGGCCATATTTCACCACCACTACCACCTGCATTACCTGGTGTTGCACCAGTAAATACGTTAGTAGTACCAGTACCTGTAGTTGTTAGTAACCAATCTGGTACAGTTGTTAAAGCTTGATAAGAAGCCTGAACTAGTGCACCAATTGCTGCTGCTGCTACTCCAGAAGCTATATCTGTTGAAAAGCTATAAAACTCATTAGCTCCAGGAATATCAGTTCTAATAAAAGTAATATCTATCGATCCAGCCGCACTTGTTGTACCAGCATATGTTACCGTATGAGAGTGAGCAGTAGCTGCTAGATATTTTTTCATATCCCAGTTAATTATATCATCTCCATAAACCCAAGGACTTACAATATTTGTTGTAGCACCACCCTGAACTATTCTAATTTGCTCAGCTTGTTGTCTAATGTTTCCTAATACTAATGTAGTAGGTCCATTTAAACTTGGTTTTTGTGTATCGATAGCTCCATTACCTAATAGTCCATTAGTATAAGTAGCACCTTCACAATTTCCAATATAAATATGTCTTGCCATTTTTTTAAATTTTTATTTGTTAATTATTCATTTTTACTCACCTCTAATTGATGAGATTTGTATCGAGGGTCACTAATTCCCTCTAAAATACTGCTTACTGCCATATCAACAATTTCTTGATGACAATGTTCTGGCAACTCACAGTCAATCCCCAAAGATAGTGAAATTTTTTGAGGTTTTCTTATATATGTAATTTTTACTCTGTCTATTATAAATATATCACTAGTATATAAATCAATATAATTAGTACGTATAGTAGTAAGAGGAGCAGTATATTTTGTAGTATTAAAAGGATCTTCTATAAGTTTAGAAATATCATCATGTTGTACAAATTTATTTAAAGCATATTCTCTATCTGCATTTTGCACAGTTCTATAATCAACTACATTT